CAGGGTGACAGATGACCCGAAGTGGAACAACAACATCTGACCAAAACTAACTTCACTCATTTCAGCTCCTTCATCCTATGGAACAAAAACTTCGCGGATAAGAAAGCCTTGAAGTTCTCACTCAACTCTGGCTCTGCTGACCTGGCAGCCTCAAACATTCCAGTGGTCTTGTCGCACCTAAGAATGTAAGTGGCATCTACATGGCGGCCCTTCATATCCTCAACCGCCTTGGCGTAGGCAGCTACCTGTAGATAGTATTCAGGGTAGATTGCCCTTGATGTCTTCCAATCTATAACGCAATACTCCCCGTTTATCTCAGCGATAGCATCTACTGTTCCAGCATATTTATAACCACGGTTGTATAACTTCTCTTCAGAAGATATCCAATTAACATCGTTCTCTTTAACCCACTCTCTGAAGGCATCAACAGCATTGATGACTCCTTCATTGGTTGGGTTGTCTGGTGCCTCCCCCTCCCCCAGCTTCCACTTGATAGCTTTCTCAAGCCACTCATGGGTCAGGTTGCCTATGTTTAAAGCATCACCAGACTTGGTTTTATAAGCAGCCTTAACGCCCTTGATTAAAGCGTCAAGGCCCATACCCTTGGTATGGAACACCCCCTGACCCTCTGATGAACTGGTGTCATCGTAGAACATGTTGCGCTCCAGCCAGGTTGCACCCATCTTCAAAGCCCACGGTACAAGAGCGGGTTTAGATATAATCCCCAGCACCTGAGTGGCGCTGGGGACTATAACATCATCCGCCTTGTATGAATGTAACCGCTTATCAAAAGCTAACTCGACAGACGGCCCCTTTGGATACTCAATTAACATCAGAAAGGAACGTCATCCGATACGCCAGCGGAAGAACTACTCGCTCCACTCCCGTTGTAGGGTGGTTGCAACTGGCCTGACAAATAGTTATTGCCAGCCTTAGAGACATTCTTCCAGATGGAAACAGAAATCTCTTCACCATTCCACAACGCTTTACCAGAATAGTCTGGACGCTTATCATTACCTTCCTTATCATTTACAAACAGCATTATCGTGTTGTCTTTCATGTCCATAATTAAATCTCCTAATTTAGTTATTTGATTGCCCGACATGGGCATACACCATAGGTTTTGCATCTGCTTCTTCCTGTACTAATTCTTTCTCCTGCTGCTTTAGCAGTATTGTTGCATAATCAATTATCTTTGTCAAGTCCCCTATGGGGTCGCCCTTCTTATTCCACCTCGAAGCATACTTAACTATATTACCACTACAAAAGTCAAGGTCATTCATCTGTATGAATTCTATCGGCTGTATAACCATAGCCTCGTAGTGGCCCTTGTATTTATCTGGCGCTCTCATATTGAACACACTCCCGACAAGCATTGTTCATCAGAGTTATCTTCAAAGATAACCCCACGCTTGTTGTTAGCCTCCTCATAAGCTACTGACGTTATGGGTTGACCACCGCGAGAGCCATCAGGGTACACGGTAAGACCGCGTAGACCATGAGCGTACTTTCGTACTAACCTCTCAAACTCATTTACTCCGCTCTCGTTATTCAAGTCCGTACCCCACGCTGGCAGATTAAGTGTAGAGCTTATAGCGTGATCTACATACTTCTGCAACTCAAACTGAAACTTAATTCTGCGCTCTGGATCAGCCGCTAGATCAACCGCCGATTCAATATCTTCTGGCTTGATGCCTCTACTGATTAAGGCTTCGGCTGTGCCGTCAACCATAAACTGATGCTTCCATTTGGTTCCATCCGCAAGATAACGTCGCTTGTAAGCGACTGCGTAGATAGGCTCCACTCCAGAGGTGGTTCCCGCAAGGATTGAGATAGTACCTGTAGGGGCAATCGCTCTATATCCTTTAGGACGGTTGAGAAACAGTCTGTCACAGTGTTCATTAGCACTTCTTTCTGATTCATCTCTGTATACCTTTAGCCATGATTTAAACTCGTCACACATCCCGTACTTGTGTCCGCGTTGCAGCAACCACTCATGTACGCCCATCAAACCCAAACCAATGCGGGAGTTCTGCTGCCTTACTTTCTCTACTTTATTGTAGGGAAGGTGAGCGCGAATCAACCCGCAAACTAAAAACTTAGAGGCTAGGGTTACTACATCTTTAAACTCGTCAATGGAATCAATGGCAGCCAGGTTGATGCTACCAAGATTACATACATCACTGTCATCTTCAGAAGTGATTTCTGTACAGGCGTTTCTAAGTGTTTCATTTTCTTTTACTCCAAAGTTAAAGGAGAATCCAGGCTCTCCTGTCATTAATGCCTGTCTACAATTCTCAGTAAACACCTCAGACCCATTGCCGTTAAGCCATGAGTCATCGTAATTAAGGCTTATGTTCATCATATCGAGTGGCGCATGGTAATTAAAATCAGCTTTCTTTACGTCAGATACAGACATGTTAGTGCCTGGAACTGTCATATCGTGCCAGTTTTTAATGTGTAGGAAATCCCACGCATCCTCATGCTGCCAGTTGAGGCTGCCATACAGGGCTGATCTGCGACTGCCACCCTGCATGACGTTCCTACCCACTTCGTTCAGAGTGTGTAGCAAAGGGATAGGCCCACTTGCCACACCACCAGTACGTCGCAACTGGCGACCAGATGGACGGCACAGAGATACATCCGCTCCTATGCCGCCACCCGTCATAAGGCATGACATGGCCCGCTCCGTGAGTCCAGACCACGCTTCGCGTGAATCCTCCTCAAGCCTCAACAGGTAGCAATTATTAAAGAATCTCGCATCGCGTCCAGCATACCAGAGGTATCTACCTCCTGGCATGAACTTGAAATTGGAGATGTAATTCGCCAGTTGATCCCTGTCAGACTTAGACATGAGGTTATTCTTCTGACCATCCATGTCCCCGCATACATAATTAACTACCGTATGCGCTCGATCCTCCCAAGATTCATACGCATTGCTGGCGTACTTGTGACGAAAAACAGTCTCGCCTAATTCAGTTCTAAACGCTGTCGCCATACTCTTTCCTCCACTCTTCAATAGATTTCTTCTCTCGCTTCGCCATGAGAGCGTCATAGCCCTCTGGCGTAGCCCATGATGCGGGTTGCTTCTTCTTATCGAAAGCTGAAGGGTGGTAAAGATATCTAGCAACACCAAATTTGACGGCTGAACGCTTAAATGCATCAGAGATTCCGCCCTTCGCCGCCTCGATGTTGCTATCATCAGCTCCATCAGCTTTGGTTACATACTTCCCGCCAATGTTTATCGTAAGGTAGCACATCATGCGACCACCAATAAAATCATACCGCTCCTCCCAACCATCTACTCCTACTGCTTGATCCAGCCTATCCATTACATCTCGCGCGGTGATGTACACCAGTTCACCACTACCACCTTGACCTCGACGCCATCTCAGCCTGTCAACAGGGAATGGTCGCTTTAGGTCGTGTTCAATTTTATTCACTAATCTGTACCTCCTGGGTTGTGTATTAATTCATCTTCATCTGTGATTACTTCTTCGTGATAAGACCCATCCTCTTCTACCCACGCACGATACTTGCGCGTGATTAGTTCATGTCGTTCAATGATGGAAGGGTCATCCTTAGACCCTGCATCGAATGCCCGTCCGTATTTATTGGGTGAGAAAATAGCCTCTTCCAATTCACGGAATACAGAGAGTGGGGTGTTTCTAATTATCATGCCACGCATTATTACATATCTCCTATTTGTTTGTCAACAAGTTTGTTAAAAAAGTGTTCGGCTTCAACCACCACTAACGGAACCTCCCGATTCTTTTTGATAATCAGCATCGGGATGTACTCGCCGCAGTTAGCTTTGGCCTGTTGGTACGCCTTCCAGACGTTTAGACTTTCCGCATTCTTACACTCGACAGAATACGGGAAGCTCTTTCTGGCGCTGGCAGACAGCATAATATCCTCACCACCAGCACCCATTGAGCGGGACTCTATGTCAGCAGGATCAAGACCCATTCGGCTAATCAAAGCCTGTCTCACCCACTGCTGGAGTCTTCGCCCTTTATTCTTTGCAGACTGAGGTTTCATTTTGGCTTTATATAATCCAGTTCGTCTTGCCTCTCAAGATACGCTTTGGAAACTGTATCCGAGAGTCCCATATCCCACGCCATCCCCTCACAACAATCATCACAAACAGTCCCAAAAAGGGATTCCTTACCGCACATTCCGCATTGTTCATACATTAGTTAAGCCCTGCGACCTCTAATGCGCCCACCACGCCACCTTCTGGTCTGACGCTATCCCCCATACCTAGTTGGGTGGGTAACTCGCTCTCGCGGTAGTAATTCATCGACGCCATGTCCAGCCACAAGTCTATCTCCATCTCAGCACCATCAAAGTTCCGCGCCT